AGGATCGGATTTTTTACTTTCAGACTTTACACTTCCACCCATAGAATTCTCTTCTTCTTGGTTATTTGAGTAAATGTATTTTCCTGCGTCAGTGTCCCAACGTGGAGTCTCACCTCTTGCAATCGATTCAAGATATTCAACAGGTTTTTTAGAATACACGTCCTCCCAAGTCAACTCATCGTTGATCCAAGTAGATGCTTGTTCAGCGTCTTCATGTGTAGGTGTTGGATCGTCATACATAACAGTTTGAATAACCGTATATGTCGCACCTTTTGGTGTCTTTGCCTTTGTAAGTTCAAGGATCAAGTCACGACCTTTATCAGAGTCAGTTACATCACCTTTTGCTTTCCAAATTGGAATAATTTTATCAAGGATTCCTTCTTGTTTGTAATTGTGTTTGAATCTCCAAAACTTAACCCCGTCTTCTTCATGGTCACGGTCAATTACTTTTACGATATAAAACTTACGAGCTTTATATTGTGTAGCTAATTGTTTGTCAGATTCACGACCTGTTGACATTAACTCATCGTATACCTCATTTAAAGGTGAACGTTCGTTGTCATTTTTTCCTGGATCATAGAACTTCTGCCATTTACCATCAACATTGATTTCGTGGAACCAAACTTCCTTAAAAGGAGATGATCCATCAGTTGTAGGTAAAATACGGATTGTTCGTTGACCTTGTTTTTCGTTATCCTTAAGGATTGCTGCGAAATACTTTTTCATTCTTTCTTCTTGTGTGAATTTTGAAGTGGAAGAAGAACCACTTTGTTTTGAACTCTCATACTGAGCCAAAACCGCATCTAAAACATTGTTTGTCGCCATTGTGTATATATTTATTAAAGGTTTACGTAGAAAATATAGTTATAAAAAGTAGTGTAGTCAATAAGGTTTTTAAAAAAAGTAGAGAGGGACACGGATGTCCCTCTCAAAGTATTACATCATATTTGTGTTCTTGTCGTCGTAGTTGTTAAATGATGTTTCAATATCATTTGTAGAGTAATTAGTAGCATCATCAGTTGTTAAAACATATTCATTTTTACCTGATTTTTCCATATCAGGTTCTTTATCTTCAAAGAAATCAGATAGTTTTTGATTAAATGGTCCTGAGTCCAAACTTCTCAATTCTAATTTTTCTTGTGGAGTCTTTGGTCTAAATTTATCAAACTTAGCCTCTAAGTTGTTAATTGTGGTAACTAAGTTATCCATCTCACCTAATTTTTCCTCAAGAGTTTTTAATTGACTAAACAAGTTATCAAAATATTCTTCTTGTTTTTGTTCCATGTTTTTTTGACTTGCAACCAAATCAGTAACATCTAATTCCTCTTTGTTTCCTTCCTCTTCACCTTCATCACCAAGTTCTTCAACCTCAGGATCGTTTGCAATATCAATAGGTGCTGCCGGTGGAATCGGTGCAACGGCATTAGGGTCTGCGGGTGCCGCAGCGGGATCAACAGGTGGTGCCCCAGCCGCGGGATCAGGTGCTAACGCAGGATCTGCTGGTGGTGCGATTGTAGGGTCCAAAGCCGGATCTCCTTGTTCCATTATGTATTTGTTAATAGAATTAAATCTACTTATCTCGTTTAAAATTTTTTGATCTATTGCCATGGTTATCCGTTTAATAATTGTTTAATTCCTGATTTAGTCTCAACTTGGATTTTTTTGAATGTGTTCATAGTGTTATCAACTCTTTCAATTAATCCGTCTTTTATTCTTAGTGTATAACAATCTCCAGTATCTAAGTCACAAACTTCTTTGTAACCATTACCTTTATCTTTTTCTGACACTCTTGTGTTTTTACCCAAGTAGTTGTCTAATATTAATTTTGTGTTCATAATAGTTTTTATTTATAAATATCTGGTTATTCAATAAAATTAATTTAATGACCTATATATATCCACCGACTGTTTTACTTTATTTTTTAATGTATTTTTATCTTGTTCTGTCATTTCAGTATAAACATTATCAGGTTGGGTGTTAGGATACTTAGTAACATATAATTGAACAATCTCTTCATCGCTAGCCGTTTTTATTAAAGATAGTTTATCTTTAAATTTAGCAATAGCAAAATCCACAAATTTTTCTGCAGATATAAATGACACCACAGGTATATTCAAATTAGTACCTCTTGATACACAATAGAATTTTTTATTAGCGGTAGTTGATAATATAGCCCCATAAGTTTCAGTTAAGTTTATTGTACTATAATTATTTTCATACGCTTTTAACCCACTTGATGATGCCGAATCTAAATATATAAACGAGAATAAAAATCCCGATAATTTTAAGAAAGTATCACTTATGGTTGTTACACCATTACTTGTAGTTTCTTTTGGTATACCACTAGCAACAATCCTACCCTCAAGTAATTTTTTAAAATCTTTATATGAAAGTTGTGTTATTGCCGGATTATCCAATGGTGTAAATCCAACATATCCGCTATTAATTTTATCTGAACAATCTTGATTCTTAGTAATTGTATCAGTACCAGTTACATTTGAAATTACATTATTTTTTTGGAATACCACATTATCACTTGATAATTTTGTTTTTTCCTCATTTGATTTAATTTGTTCTTGTAATTTAGAAATAATATTTAAACTTAATGATTGAATAAAATTATCAATTTTAGGTAAACTATAAAAAGGTTGTCGTGTACCTTTAAATGTTGTACTGAAATCTCCATCACTAATTTGATGTGTTACAGATGTAATCATATATGGTCCTGAGAACATAGGTATGTTTCTCACATTAAAATACATCATTGGTTGTATTAAAGCGTTACCTAACATATCAACAGAACATTCGTAACTTCTATTTCTATAAAGATTATATAACGATACGTTTTGAGAACCTGTACTTCTATTTCTACTTTGGTTAGCCATTTGATTTAACATTTCCAAAGATTCCGCAGTAGGTTGACCAACATCTTGACCAACACTAAAGTTTTTAAATATTTGTTGATTTTGATTACTAATATCAATATTAAAACCAACCACTTTATTTGATTTATCCCAATTCTTTTTATTTGATTGGTTTTCAACTAATGGATTGTCACTTGCTCTCCTAAGATCAAAAGCGTCATCTCTAAATCTATAATCAACATTATCTTTCATGTCCACATACTGACTAGGTTTGTTTGCGTAGTAACATAAGAACTTAGGTGATGTGTTTCTGTAATCCACATTTAAGAACGTTCCCCAAAATGAATTTGCGAACTCAGTTGACCCTTCACTTCTTGGTACAGGATTCTTTTCGGCATCTTGTGCGTTATAAAAATTAGCGTAAGCGGGTAATGGGAAGTAAGTAAAATTATTTTCCGTAAGTATTGTTGAGATAATGTCTAACATATTATTCTTTGTTAAAGACCCCTCAATTAAATCCTTAACCTTAAAGATATCCACATATACTTTTTGACCAACATCTCTACTTGCTCTATCAAATAATAGAACATCTTCAAATAATGTTTTTGACTTAAAGTCTCCACCTGCAACCCATGTGTCATTGAATGCTTTAAATGTTTCCCATATTTCAACTCGTGTTTGTTCTCCTTCAAGTTGAGCTCTATTACCTTTATCTCCTTCAATTGTAATACTTGGTAATCCGGCTCTCACACCTGTCATTAAATTAGAAATAACATTTTTAAGATAAGTTTCAGATTTATCAAGGTATTGATCCATAAGACCATAAAACTTAACACCATCAACACTATTACCTAAATTTTGAACAATAGGAAGGGTAGTTGTGGTTGTTGTAACTTGTGAAGGTGTTATATTAACAGTACTAATAATGTATTGAGGATCAGTTGGGGTTGACGTTAAACCTGCCTCGTATTGACTAATAATAATTTGATCAACTATTGTACTATTTAAAGGATATTGAAACGCATTTTGTGACGGTCCAGTATAAATAATTGTTCCTGTTGCGTCTTTATAAACACCATATTTTTGTGTCCCAAATTTATATACCGAAATTGTTTTAGTATCTTTAAGTGTTACAACCGTTAATAAATCACCAGGTGTTTGAGGACTTGGTGCAGGTGTCGGAACAGGGTTTGGAATAACAACATTATTTGTTGGGATTTCAAAATTATTAAGTTTTTGTGTTGCATATAACATAATCAACGGAGCAAAATCTTTAACGTTTTTCTCAGTAAATTGAACATTCAAATCAATAAAGAAGTCAGTAATGTACGATCCATTGTTTGAATACACCAATTCTGGTATTTCAGAAAACCCTACATATTTCTCTAACGCTTTCCATGTTTCGGGGTTTTCACTTTTTGATTGAGCCAATGTAATTGTCCCACCATTTGACGGTAAACCACCTGTTGTCCCCTGATTATATCCTTGATATGATACAGGATCAATTAAGAATTTAGTTGAGAATGTTAAGAATGTTCTTCTGTCAAACATAGAAGGATTACCCATTTTTAACACAACATTATACTCTAAGAAATTAGTAAGTATCCCTTGGAATGTAGATTTTTGTTTTTCAATTACCGAATTAATCATCCCCTCAGAATTAAGAGTTGACGGTTTTTCAACAACCAGCAATTCTCTCATTAACAATTGGAAGTTCTTATATGATCTTTCAGATTCTGTTTCAACATCTTTATCGCTTGGGACTAATGTCTTATAATCATAAATTGATCTACTGAAATTCAAAAACTCTTGTTCAAAATAATCTAACACTTCAGTATCAAACGTTGTGAACATTTCAGATATCTTATCGTATTTTGAGTTATCCCCATTTAATGAGAAGTTCTGTTGAGTTTTTTTATCTTCAAGAATTTCTTTAAGATATGAATCAGGATTTGGTTTTGATACTTTTGTATTATCAAAATACCCGTAATTGGGTGCCCCCCAAAATAATCTTACAGATCCGTTAAATATCGCAGGATTACTTGAAACTTCCACTTTTAATTTGTTATTCTTAAAACACTCATCTCTTGTTTGATTTTTTGTATAACCAAAAGACGGCATTACAAAATATTTATCACCTTCTGTCGTTTTAACAATTGTGGACCAAGGCGTTATCTTTAAAGACCTATCATTATCATTAGGATCAAAACCACTTATTTCAGTAATCTTACCCAATGAATTTGTTGTCATTACTAACTTACCATCATTAATTAACCCTTGTATTTCAGTTTGTGAATACCCACCTGTTGCCGAGTTGGTAACATAAAATACATTACTTAGAGAATCTTGTGATATATTAATAACATACTGTCCAATACCTCCTGTATTACCTGTAACCTGCGAAACGATTGTTGTTCCAACTTCAATGTTTGGTCCCGCTAAAACTTGACCAGGTGCCAAATTATTATCGTTAATAGTTAAAACATCCATTGTTGTACCTGTAATAGTACAAGTACCATTTAATTGTGTGACACCTGAAAATAGTTGTAATCCTTGTAAGAATACATTCATATCGTCATACAACTTAGGGAAAAACCCTGTGTTCATAGTTGTTGAGTTATATGTTACTAAATTCGGTGTTGCGGTTACAGTGTCCTCCAAGACAATATTATTTTGGTATCCTTCTATATTCAAAGAATAGACTTTTGTTGATGCCGAAGTAACAGGATCATAATTACCTAAAGAATTAAAATCAGTCCAAACCTCATCTAACATATCAACACCCGTTTCATTCCAAGTTTTGTATCTATGCCAAATTGATCCGTATTTAACAATCCAAGCGTATGGTAATTTATGTACCGCACCGAATTTTTTAATCGTTGATAGTATATAACTTAAATCATTAGGTTCATTGTATGACCTATATTTTTCTCTAAGACTCGCTAATGGTAAACTATTCAAGAATAGATATGCCGCCTGTTTATACGATGCTAAATCATCAGATTTATATCTAAAATTATATACACCACTTTGTATTGCGTTTATAAAATAAGGAGTATTCAATATTGAGGTCGTTTGAGTATCCGTTACAAAACCATCATAGTTAGAGTAATTTAAATTACCTTCAGTTGTAAATTGTTCTTCAATTTTTCTATTATTATAGAATGTTTTGAAATTAGATGTGTCAATATTTTGACTAAACACATCCGCCTTATAATTAAAATTAGTTATAGGTCTTTTCTTAT